ACGCGCACGTTTGAGGTGCGTGTGGTTTATCCTTGGGGGTTCGAGTCCCCTCCCTCGCACCAAAAACCAGTACACATCGTGTGCTGGTTTTTCTTTTTGTGCGAGGGAGCATACCTCGAACAACACTATTTATTATATAAAAGAAAGCGCGATGAATTCTGAGAACTCATCGCGTTTTTTCTCTTATGCGGGTAGTGGGGGTCGAACAACAAAAAATGATTGAGTAACGTCAAAAGCATATCTGCAGCGCGCCTAAACACTTGCTAAAAAGGTAGTGTGGTTGGTTTGTAGACCATGTATTTTGCTACGTTTACAAAAAAGAGTGTTACCAAATGTGTTACCAGAATCACCCTTGAGCCTTCCTGAATGCCGCGGTGGTAGCGGCAGCAAGATCTTCCCTCTGACCGTCAAGCTCGTGCCGATACACTCCAGCAGTGTCCATGTTCTTGCTGTGACCGACCAGCATCTTCAGCTGGCTGTCGGTCAATACGCCGGATTCAATGCTGACGAAAGTGTGCCGCATCTCATACAGCGTGACCTGAGGCTCAATGCCATTGTCACGCTGGTACTTCTTCCAGCGCTTGAATAAAGCTCTCTGGTTCGGGATCTGGAACAAAGGGGTGGTATAGTTCAGCGGGATATCGGAAGCCTTCAGCAAGGCCACCTGCGCTTCGTAGGCCTCATGGGCTTCCTCGCCCATGTCAAATGAGCGAATGGCGTTTTCGTTCTTGCCGGTGGTTTCCTCATCCAACCGGTTGATGCTGCGGCGCAGATTGACCGTGTTCCCTTTGATGTCACCATACCAGAGCCCCACAAGTTCACCCGGGCGTACACCTGTAGCAACTGCAAACCGGTAGGCATAGATATACTCGTCAAAGACCAGCTTGCCATAGTAAAGGCGAGTGTCCACATCAAACAGAACTTTCAAAGCGGTCGGCTGTAAGATCTTTTTCTTCCCCATGCGGGCATTCTTCGGGATAGACAGCTCAGGGAACATCGTACTGTACCTGTTCCGGCGGCACCATTTCAAAAAGCTGATCTCCGTTGAGCGGATAGTCATAAGGGTCTTACGGCTCAAAGGCTTGTCGCTTGACCTACGCTGACGCTCCTTTTTAAGGCATCGCTTTTTGAAAGACATATTGATGGCCTTTTGCAGATCGCCTTCGGTCAGCTCGTCAATGCGGATGTCCCCACAGACAGGCAGAATATAGTAATCTCCGTATTTCTTGCACTGCTCAACATAGGACGTCCCGCAAGTCAGCTTCAGTTCTTCTACCCACTGGGCATAGAGGGTAGCTACCTTCTTCTTGCCGTCCCGGATGCTGTCGTCAAGCCATGCATCCGCTTTTGCGTTTGCTTCCCGTTGTCCTGTTCGGCCCGGCGTACTGCTGTAAAAGCGCTTGCGGGTGCCGTTCTTCTGAACTGCGATGCACCAACGCTTTTCCTTCTCGACCCAAAACGCTGTGTTCGTTCTCTTTTTCATTGTTTTCACCTCCAAAAGGGTACACTTTGACAAGCCTGCCCTTTTGGGGTATAATCGCATTGCTAGGTGTGCGATGACCTCGTAAGGGCGAGCCGCTTACTTTACGTCCTGCCGGTTGCGCCCGGCGGGGCGTTTTTGTTTTGCTTAGATATTATCAGGATGCCTTCCGACCTTCTGCTTTGCCGCTGGAAATGTAGTGCTCATAGTATTTTGCATTATCATCTCCAAAGGCGGCAACCAGATCCGGATTATTGGCCTTGTAAGCTGCAAGGTTGAACTCCGCGCTGCCCTGACGGCCTTCCTTCATGCCGCTGTTTACAAAGTGTTCCAGATACTTCCACTGGTTATCGCCAAACAGTGCCGCCAAATCCGCATTATTAGTCTTATAATACTGATAATTGTAGACAGGAGCGTACTCCTTCATCATAGCGTTATACGGTTTATAGGTTAAGGTGGTCATGTAGTGGCCAGAATACAGTTCTTTCTGTGAAAGGGTCTGTTTTGTTCCATCCATATAAGTGACGACCGCCTTTGTGACCTTAATACTTCTGATGGAACTGTTGTACCACAGACAATCCCATTTATCCGTACGAAGGTAAGTCGCATTTTGAACTTCATCATCCGTCAAATAGGTCTGTCCCTGCGTTGCATCGACCCAAAGGTTCTCAACAAAGCAATTTCCGTATTGATCTACGTATACTGGCCAGAGAGAATTTTTGCCATCATCGATGGTGTAATTATGAGTCAGCTCTCTGTAAGTCTTAAAGGGGTTAGAGTCACTCATGCCGATTTTGGTGATAGTGTGCAGCGTCGAATCTGTGTCGATCGCAAACGTTTCAATTGGCCCAGTTACTTCACCAACAGCAGAAGAATACCCTCGAATCGTACAAGAGACCGGATCACCGACGGCGTTATAGGGAACCATCGTAAAATCAATATACTTGATGGTTTTACCGGAATTATTTCTGTAACCAATTGAGGGAGAAACGCCACCAACAGAATCCGTGTTTATGCGTGTTACCATGACCTCGACTGCAGGCTTTGCCGCAAAGGCACCGCATGCGAGAATCGTCATCAGCGCCAATGTAAAAACAACGCCTAAAAGCCTTTTTGCTGACTTTTTCATGATTTTCTCCTTTTCTGTTGAAAAAATCCAAATTTATTGTGGATTTTTCAAACCTTTTCAGTTGTCAAAAATTGTTGCGTGCAACTCCTAATGGTTGTATAATGTTCTCGAAAATAAAACTGCTTTGGAGGGCAGCAACATGACACGACAAGATTACATTACCGCTATTCTGAAACTGCTAGAAAAAGCCGATTTCCGCCAGCTGAGGCTTGTGTGGGTGTACGCAAGCCACCTGATCGGATAAGCCGCCAGCCACCACGCGAGGGAAGCCTTTACGGGCTTTCCTCTTTTTTTTGCGTCAATTTTTCGGCCATGCGTTCCAGCAGCTCCCAGTCCGCCGGGCTCAGACCTGCCAGCATTTCGACAAAACGCTTTTTAAAGGTATCGCTGTCATCCTTGGTCAGGTCTGCCAGAAAAGCCGCCACCTGCTCGGACTGGGTGTCCTGCACAAACATTTCACCTTCGCCGGTACGCAGCCACGCTTCCCGGACGCCGAACTTATCACAGATGTCTTTAATAGTACGGTCGCTGGGTTCAACGACATTAACCTCGTAGCTGCCGACGGTGTTCCGTTTAAGGTTCAGCCGGTCAGCAAACTCTTGTTGAGTCAGCTTTTCATTTTTTCTAACTTCTTTAATTCGTTCGCCTATCGTCATTTTGTTCACCTCCTTCGCCATCATTATAGCAGGTACAAATCAGAGCGTCAAGACGTTTTGTTGGAAAAATCAACAAATACACTCTTGACAAATGTTGTCTAGTGACTTATACTTGTTGTGCAGTCAACAAATCGTTGCTGATTGCACCAACCAAGTCAAACCGAAAGGAGGTGAAGAGGATGACCACACAGGAAAAAGTCAGGGAAGCACATACACATCATGAGCACTTAAAACAAATCGCCCTCAAGCTGTTCGAGCAGCTCAAGAGCGAAAAGGTTGATTTTTCGGACGCGGAACGCATCGTTAGTATGCTATCGGCATCCGTGAAATCGGAGCGGGACAATCGGATGCTTTAATCCATGCTGTACGGACTGAACAGTTCATCGTCCGTCAGTTCAATGAGTTCATCCAGACAGGCTCTGTACCAATGTGCCAGCGCGCAGGCCGCCTGTGCAGGATCATCCAGATCAAGATTCTGCGGATGCTCTCCACGCTGAAGCGCAATCTGCAGTTTGTTGTTCGCATATGCAAGCGCCAGATTGTGTCTTACCTTATTCCCATCATTCACAGCATTCACCCCCTTCCGTTTTTTCTTATTGTAACGCAGGGCTAGGGTGGACGCAAGGAGGTGAAAAAGATGAATCACTCTCCCCGAACACCGGAAGAACAGGAGCAGCTTGACAAGAAGATGCAGGAACTCGACCAGAAGATGAAAGCAGAAGAGGAAGCCTACTGGAAACGCATCCGCCAAAGCGAAAAGCGAACAGATTCACGGTTGCGGCAGTCGATGGCATTCAGTATTGCGTCTCTGCTGGCCGTCATTTTAGCCATGCTGCTATTATGGCGATGACAGCAACGGCTAGACTGAGTTTTGATATCCGAAGGCTTTCATCCGCCCGCGCTTCTGCGTTGATAGCACGCTTTTCCATTTCTGCAAAGTGTTCTTGCTCTGCCAGCGCCTGACGGCCGCCGGCATTGATTTGATAGGTGTACTCCGGCTCTTCGTATGCAAACAGATGCGTATCCTCATCTTCATAGCGGTAGACCATATTTTTGTCCGTCAGCCATTGCATCGTTTCAAAGTTGACGGTCATGCCGCACTTTCCCATCTGATAGATGGAAAAGGCTTCATCAGGATGCTCATTCAGAAATTCCAGAACCTTCAGCGTTTTTACGTCCAGCATTTGCAACGCTCCTTTCTCTGCAAGTATACCGCAGAAGGGAGCACCCCACAACCCACCCGATGATGGCCGCGTGGCAGCGGCCGAAACCATTCCGGCAACACCGCCGGGATGGTCGTGGGAGCCACCCACAGAAAGGAGTGCTCAGTATGGCACGCAAGAACAATTCCCTGAACCCCGCCATGTATGGCCTGACGCAGCAGGACGTGGAGCGCGTGATCCGCATTCACACCATGTGCAAGGACATGGACGAGGACGCATTCGAGCAGATGGAGACCGCTGCGGCATCCATCAATCTGGTGGCCAGCCTGAAGAAGCTGGACAACCGCCCCGTGGCATGAAAGGAGAACACCGCATGACCGACATCACCCTATCCAACAAGGAGGTGAAGAAGATGACGCAAAATAACGAAAAGTCCGTGGTCAATATCACGGTCAACGTTGTAGGCGTTCAGGAAGCCAACCAGCTCGTTGAACGCCTGTGTGAAAAAATAAAAGAAGCCAGGACGCTGGCAGGCGACCTGACTTCTCTTGTGGAATCACTTGAAGTTAATATTCATCGTTAATTCCACCGGATTCCGACAAACCGGACAGTAGCATTTTCCGGGCATCACGTTGATTTTCGCATGGCAGTGCGGACATTCAACCTGATAGACCCCGCGCATAACTTTGTCCGTGGCTGCCTGCTTTATTTTGTCCTCAATGGCAGCCTTGTCGATGTTAATTTTGAAATCCATATCCACTTCTATCACCTCCCTTCTGTCTCTCTATTCTACCGCAGAAGGGAGCCACCAACAAGGAGGTATATCTTCACCATGACCGACATCATCTTATCCACCCAGAACGGCGAACCGGTAGCATCCAGCCGGGACGTTGCCAAGCGCTTCGGCAAAGAGCACAAAGACGTACTCCGCGCCATCAAGAGTATCACAGCGCAAAATTGCGCCGTGACCCAGATGTTCTACCAGAGCGAGTACACCGCAGGCACTGGCAAGAAGTATCCCATGTACCTGATGAACCGGGACGGCTTTTCGTTGCTGGCGATGGGCTTTACCGGCAAGGAAGCCGTGCAGTGGAAGCTGAAGTACATTGAAGCCTTCAACCAGATGGAAAAGCAGCTGGCCGCACAGCACAAAGAGCAGCGGGCCGTGCAGGATGCCAACATCCAGAACGCCATCGACCGGGTGATCGAAGCCCGGAAGAAGCTGGACGAGAACACCGCTTTTCTGGACGAGTGCCGCAAGAACCGCGAGGACAGCAAGGCCAAGTATATGCAGGTCAAGGCCCTGTGCGGCGAGTTCAAGGCCATTTACGGCCAGCATTGCGACACGGTGCGCACCATGGAGAACGTGGTGCGCGGCTCCCAGAGCTACCTCACCAGCGCCATTGACAGCCTGACCATCGTTGCCAAAGGCTACCCGTTCTACGCTGCCCTCATGGACAGCCTGCTGGATGGGCTGCCCGCCGAAAAGAAGGAGGAATAAAATGTTGAACACATCAACCATTCGCGGCACCTTCCGGCAGATTCCGTACTGGAAGCTGCGGGGGCGGTTCCACAGCTGCGGCTACCGCGATCAGGAGATTGCAAATGCAATCGGCATCGGAACTGACACAATGAGCAAGCGGATGAACGGGAAGCAGCCTTGGACAAGCACTGAGATCGCAGAAATTTGCAAGACGCTTGATATCCCGCAGGATGAAATCGGGGAGTTGTTCTTCCCTACTGTTGAGAAAGGAGCATCCGCATGAGCAAACCTTACACCCTTGCATCCGAGCGGGCCGACGCGCCCAACGGATGCGCGTACGTGGCACCGACGTTCTGGAACAAGTGGTTCCGCTGGGATGGAAGCCGGGCATCCGGCTGCTATCAGCTGGGCGGGCAGGTCAAGGACGAAAACCACACCGGCCTGCAGATTTTTGCAGATGGCGAATGGCACCCGGTCATTGGATGGACATTGGACAGCTGCGGCCCCGCAACTGACTATCAGGAGGTAGGAGCATGAAGCTTGAAAGTGAATACGTTCTGCGGTCTGCCGCTATTTTGGCGCATTCAGCGCTTGATGATGCCAGTGCTGTAAACTCTGCGCTTCAGTATGGCGGGACGCCCGACCAGATGGCTGCCGTAAAGAAAACTGCTCAGGCGGCCAATGATGCAATCGATCATGTGCAGAACCTTCTCTATATTTTAGCTGATTTGGAGGGCATATCCTTATGAGAATCAAATCCGGCGTGTGGTATTGGCTGGCCGTGGCCAGCGGGGCCGTGGGCCTGCTGTACGGCATGGGGCTTGAGGGCAGCTTCCAGACCGGCGGCACCGTCTCGGACGGTGCGTTCATCACGGCCATGGTGCTGATCCTGCTGGCGGTATTCTTTGCCCGGCTGGGCTTTGCCGCCCATGACCGGGAGCAGCAGGAGCGCCGCAAGGTTCACCAGCAGCCCCGCAACACCGTGAAGAGCGGTAGGAAGGCGGGCTGACACCACCCATGAATAAAGGAAAGCACTTTACCCGCGTTTGTTTGGACTGCGGCAAGGTGATG